TAATTACAAATACACAATCTAATTCTAGTTCTAATTATAATGATGGTACATCAATAAATTCATTGCCAATAAATAATACGGGTTCTACACAACCTTTGCCAAATTATAATAATATGTATCAACAAGACAATACACCGTTAGTAAATGCATCTACACCAGGACAAACCGAAGGGTTTTATGAACCAATGGCTGCAAATTCAGTATTAGGCGGTGGTTTTGGTTCTTCGTGGTAAATTATATTTTTTATTAGTTTTTCTTCTATTAGTTTTTCTTCTATTAATTTTTATTTTTTTAGTCTTTTTTTTTAATTTATTATATTTTCCCCCTTGTATATTATTATTTGACATATTATTAATGTTTGTATTATCTATATTATTGGGAGTTTTATTATTTGTAGGATTGTATATAATGTTATTTGGATATTTTTCATTAAATCTAATTCGTTGTTCTTCTTTATCTTTTTCTCGGTTTATACGATTTGTTTCTTTTATAATGTTTTGTTGATTTTCTTGATTAAGTCGTCTTTGTTCAGCATTTTGTCTATTTACATCTTCTATTCTTTCTTGTTCTTGTTCTTCGGGTGTTTTATTTGATGTTAGTGTGTTATGAACAGACCATACAATACCAATTAAAGCTATTCCTCCAAAAATAGTTATGCCAATTTCACTGGGATTCATATAAATAATATTAATAATATAATTTGTATAAACAATATAAATTATAAATTATAAATTAATAATATGGATTCAAAATTAATTAAAGCAATAGAAGACAATACAAATGAACATTTGTTAAATTTTACTCCAGCTAAAATAAAAAATTTAAATTTAAAAATTTTAATGCAACTTGAATTAACAGATACTAATATAATAAAAGATATGATGCAAAAGTTAAACAATTATAAATATGTGGATGAAATGAATGAATTAAAATATGGTACATATATCAGATGGATTCCTTTAGATAACATAAATAATATACATTTAACTAAAGGTGCAATATTTTGTGAAATAAAAATTACAGATGATGGAGTATATCTTATATGTAAAAATTTTGGAAACAGTACAAAACATTTTAGATTGAAGTTTGACGAATGTTTAGTTTTTCAAAAATTAACAGAACAAGAATTGATACTTTTAAATGCAATTGCAGAATTAGGAAATTTATAATTTTATAAAATATACAATTCTAAAAATATACAATTCTAAACATAAATACACTAATTAGTTTATTTTTTTTTCAATGTAATAGATCTTTTATTTTTACATTTAAATTTACCTCTTGTATATCCTTTACTATTAATAATAGTTTTAGTGCAAATACCTATAGATCGCGATTCATTAATTGGATCTAATTTTTTAATACATTTGCATAATTTGTTAGATAACAAAAGCTCTGCTTGTTGTTTTAGTAATTTACTTGATTTAGGTATAGTTTTATTGTAATATTTTAATATTTTTATGTAATCAGATTTATTTAACAACATAGTTTGTATAATATTTAATTATATAAAAATATTATATATAAATGAAAATAATTGTATTTGATTTAGATGAAACATTAGGATATTTTACACAATTTGGAATATTTTGGGAATGTTTAACTAAATATACAAAAATAACAAAAAATGATTTTTATTCTATATTAGATTTATACCCTGAATTTATACGACCAAATATAATTCATATTTTAAAATTTTTAATTAAAAAAAAATTATCAAAATGTTGTCATAAAATGATGATATATACAAATAATCAAGGACCAAAAGAATGGGTTCATAACATAATTTCATATTTTGAAGATAAAATAAAACATAAATTATTTGATCATATTATACATGCATTTAAAATAAACGGTACAAAAATAGAAGTATGTAGAACATCACATAGTAAAAATTACAAAGATTTTATTAAATGTACTAAACTTCCTGTAAATGCTGAAATATGTTATATTGATGATACATATTATCCTGAAATGACAAATAATAATATATATTATATAAATTTGAAACCATATTATTACGATTTAAAATTAACCGAAATGATAGATAGATTTAAAAAAAGTGAAATATTTACAAATTTAAATATTGATAATTCATCAGAAAATTTTGATAACAAAATAATAAACGAGTATAATAGATATAATTATCAACATATTGAAAAAACAAAAGAAGAATATGAAATAGATGAAATATTAGGTAAACAAATAATGGTACATTTGCAAGATTTTTTTAATTTATCTGTAAATAAAAATAATACTCGTAAAAATAAAAATACAATAAGTAAAAAAAACAAAACACTAAAATATAAATAAAATATAATTAAAATATATGTGTTTTAATTATAAAGTTTCTTTATTAACATTTATTATTGGAACATTATTTTCTATCATACTAATGAAATATGGAAATAAAAAATATGCAATAGAAAATAAAGTTACAGGAATATTTTTTATATTTATAGCATGTATTCAATTTATGGATTTTTTATTTTGGATTGATTTACAAAATAAATACGGAATAAATAAAATAACATATATACTTGGCCCCATATTAAATGTTGCACAGCCTAATATTTTATATTTAATTAAATACTTTTATTATAAACCTGATATATTTTCTTTACAACATAGTAATTTGCCGATAACAATACTAAATATATTATATTTTATTTTTTTTATTATAATTTATATAACATATTTATCAAATGATCTGCATATTACTAAAGTATATAATGGTCATTTAAAATGGCCATGGATTAAATATTCAAATGCTTATTATTATTTAATTTTATTTGCATTAAATATATTTTATTTGTTTAATTTTAACTATGCAGTTGTTTTATTTATAATTACTTATGTATTATTATATATTAGTGTAAAATATTTTTATTATAATGCAGGAGAACTATGGTGTTTTTTTGGTGCCTTTATTCCAATATTAATGTATTTTTTTTCATTTTATATATAATTTTATTTAATTTTATATAATTTTATTTATTATAAAACTGTAATGTTCTTGCACTTGGATCAGTTGCATTAGTATATTTAGGCATCCAAAAATAAGGAATAATATTTTCACACATTGGATAATAATCGTTAAATAATTGTTTATAATAGTATTTCTCAGTATCAATATTTGATTCTTTATTTATTTTAGATGATATTTGCTCTTGTAAAATTTGATATAAAGATCTATTATGTAGACTAACGCCATCACTAAATGCTTCTTTTTTTCTCCATAATATTACATCAGGCAAAATACCTTCGAAACTTTTTCTTAAAATATATTTTTCACATTCTTTAAAGTTAGTATGATTTCTAAAATAAGGAGGAATAGAAAGACAATAATTCACGAAATTTTTATCTAAAAAAGGCGTTCTAGGTTCTAAACCATTAGATGAAATAGATTTATCAGACCTTAATACATCAAATAAATGAATATCTTTTAATAATCTTCTAGTTTCTTTATCAAATTCAATATCATCAGGACATTTATTCATATAAAGATAACCTCCAAATAATTCATCTGACCCATCACCATTAAAAATAACTTTAGCATTACTATGTTTTGAAATGTATTTACCTAATAAATAATTACCAATACTTGCTCGAACTGTAGTAGTATCATAACTTTCAATTGCATAAATTAATTCAGGAATAACATTAAACATATCTTGTTCAGTAACAATAATTTCAGTATGTTTTGTACCTAAAAAATCTGCAACAATTTTAGCATGTTTTAAGTCATCAGATCCAGCTAATCCAATACTATATGTTTCTAGTTGTATATCATATTTATTTACTTTATAATATTCATTTACTAATGCAGTAATTAAACTACTGTCTAACCCACCTGATAATAAACATGCTATAGGTCGTTCAGTTGTTAAACATCTTTTATAAACAGCACATCGTAAATAATACGCAACCTGAGTATAAATTTGATTTTTTGTATTGTCATTGATATGCCAATTATATGAAAAAGTAGGAAGAAAATATGGAGTGTATTTTTTTACTAATTCCCACCTGGATTGAACTTTAGAAGAAAGATTGTATTCACAATATGTACCAGGTTGAAATTGTTCAATACAACAATTTGTAGGATCTAAATTATGAAAATCAATTAAACATTTCATTTCAGATGCAAAACCTACAAGTGAAATATTTGTATAAGACAAAGTATACAATGGTCTTACGCCATATGGATCTCTTGCAATATACACTTTATTTGTTAAATTATGTAAAATACGATTATCATATAAAATAAATGAAAAAACACCATCTAACATAATAAGTGTTTGTTCAATACCATATTTTAAATAAAGATGAATAATAACTTCACAATCAGAATCAGTAGTAGGTGTAATATTCATAGATTTATACAACTCTTTATAATTATATATTTCTCCATTACAAATTAAAATAATATCATCAATAATAAAAGGTTGATTAGATTTTTCATTTAATCCATTAATAGCTAATCTATGAAACCCAAGTGCCATTTTTAAAAAAGATACATCTAATTTAGAAAATTCAGGGCCTCGTGATTTTCCTTTTAAAAATGAGTTATGTATAAAATCAACCGAAATATTATTATAATTTAACAAAGCAAAAATTCCACACATCTTATTATAATATATATTTAAATCTTTATATGTATTTTATAAATAAAAATATTGTATACCTATATTAAATGAGTAATATATCTGAAATTCATAATCAAACAAATACAAGAATATATGAAAGAAATATTCCACAAAAACCATTACAGCCATACTTAGATGTAAGACCTGTGATGACAAAATATTCTTATTTACCTATTGTAGATCCACGAAAAGAATTACATACTAAATTTATTCAATTACCTACTTATAATTCAGAACAAAATTTTAATCCTGGAAATACTCAATCACCGTGGTCGGGTTTTGCATCTAATATAAATAAAGAATCTGAATTAAGAAATCAAATATTTGCATTACAAAAGTGTAGTCAATCAGTGTATGTACCAAGTGCAAATAGCGATTTATATGATTATGGATTTACTCCATTATCTGTTCCACAAACACATGCATTATTATTTAAACAAGAAAAATTTAATGATTGTAATCCTAATCCTGATTTAAAAAACATAGGTTCAGGTATATTTATGAATTCTACAAGAACACAAATAAAAGATATGACAAAACAAAATCATTAGTTATATAAAAATAATGTTAAAATATAATATTTAATTTACAGTAAAATATTATATGTCAAATGATTTTATAGATGAAATAAATATGAATTACTTAATTAACCGAAAAATGCAAAAAAGAAATACATTATTGGTGGAAGCTAAAAAAGATAAAAAAGACAAGTATTTTTATAGAAAAAGAATAATTAGTTTAGTAAAAGAATTGTTAAGTTCAAATTCAGATGACATCAAAATAGATACACTATTACTAGATGTGGAAGAGGCATTTAATATTTTTGCAAAAATATGTGTTAATTATTTTAAAACAATAGATAAAACAGATATTATTCAAGAAGAATATAAAGATTTGAATTTTTTAAATGATTATGAATTTTCAGATGATACAAATATAATAATGTGTGCACAAGAAAATATAGACAGTGAAATGTTATTGTCTTCTAAAAAAATGAATAACAGTAATAATAATACTTTAGATAATTTTGTAAAAAAAATAAATATAAAAAAAGAAAACAATATAATTTTACCTCAAAAAAAAAATATTAATTTAAAAGACCCTACATTAAAGAATAAAGGTATTGTTAAAAAGAAAAATATCAATAATAAATATGAGGCAGAAAATTGTGAGACAGAAAACTGTGAGGCCAAAAAATGTGAGACCGAAAAGTGTGAGACCGAAAAGTGTGAGACAGAAACATATGAGACAGACAAGAAAGAAAAAGAAACAAATAACTAAAGGTGGAGGTAAATTAAAAAATGTAAATTGTAGTCCAAAAGATAAGTATATAGAAAAAATAAATGGTTTTAGTTGTTATACAGATAAAACTTTATATAAAATGAGAGATTTATGGAATAATAGACATCCTGATAATAAAATAACGACAAATGATACCAAACAAATACATGAATTATTAAGTAATTATTTAAGTAATGTATGCAATAAAGAGTCGTGTTGGTTAAAACAAACATCAATTTTTGGAAAAATAACTAATGAATTAAAAGATTCATTTGCACCTGAATCACCTGATGAATGGAAAAAAAATCCGAATGAATGGTTATCAAGTGTAGATATAATGAAAGTAATGAAACAATATGAAAATGCGTATAAATGTTTTGAATTTATAGGACCATCACCTATAGATTTTGATACAAGAAAATTATATGGCGAATGCGTATGGGAAGAATTATGCAATTTTAATTTAGAAGAACAAATAAAAAATAATAAAACTAAAATAGGAATAATATTTAACACAGATCCGCATTATAAAAATGGTTCACATTGGATATCTATGTTTATTAATATAAAAAAGAAAGAATTATTTTTCTTTGATAGTACTGGAAATAAACCTCCAAAAGAAATAATTGTATTAGCAAATAGAATAAAAGAACAAGGAGAAAATATGTCGCCAAAAATAAATTTTAAATTTGATACAAATGAAGGAATCGAGCACCAATATGGAAATACAGAGTGTGGTATGTATTCATTATTTTTTATAGTTCATATGTTAGAAGATAAAATAACAGAACATTATTTAAAAACTCATATATTAAAAGATAAATATATGCAAAAATTTAGAAAAGTTTACTTTAATGAATCGTTATAAAATAATATTTAATATTTTATATAAATTTTAATTAATAATTAATATAATAAATACATAAATACATAAATACATAAATACATAAATACATAAATAGTATTTTATAATATAATATATTTAATGTCATCAATAAATATATTTTTAAAACAAGAAAATATTACTTTATTATGGAATATTATAAAAGATGAAAAACTAATAAAATCACAATCAAATGAAATAATAAATGAAATATTATTATTTTTTAAAAATAATATAGCAAGTTTTTATGAAAAAGAGCATGTAAAATGTAAAAATTTAATAGAAATAAATAAAAAATATATAGTATTTGTATTGGATTATATAAAGTATAAATATTTCAATTCAACCAAAAATACTAATAGAATTAAAATACATGAAGATATTTTAGTAAAAAATAAAGAATTGATAACATATGAGGAGTTACAAAAAGAAAAATTAAATGTATTTGAAAAAGAATTAAGTATAAAAGAAGAAGATTTTAAAAATTATATGCATAAACCTGTACCTCCTACCCCTGTATTTAACGATGATATAAATGAGGTACCTATAAGTGAGTTTAATGAGATTATAAAACAAATTACTATTCAAAGAAATTATGATATAGAAAATATAAATACAAATCAATCTAATAGTTCTTTTTTACAATCACAAGAAACATCAATAAAAAATGAAAAACTAATAAAACAAAGTAATAATGAAATAACAAATAAAAAAAATATTACTTGGGGAAATGATACAGTTACAGAATATGAAGAAAATGATAAAATAAATATAAATAATGAAAATATAGAATTAAATATTTTTGACAAATTAAAACAAAATACAAATACAAAAATAAATGATAATTCAAATAAAAATATAGAAGAACAAATTGAAAAGATACAAAATGATATTATAATTATAAATTTAAAAATAAGTAAAATACTTAAAATCTTGAAGATTTAAAAAAATTAATAAAAATTTACACCCTTGAAGATTTAAAACCGCCCCCCCCCCTAATTATTTTTTATATTTTTCTCAAAATATTATAGATGACTAAACATAAGACAGAAGATTATAAAATTTCTGCGGTTAAATATTATCTAAATAATGATAGAGGTGATGGATATAAGAAAACATGTAAAATTTTTGATTGTAAAAAATCCACTTTACGAGATTGGATTAAAATATACAATAGTTCTAAAAATCTTACAAGAAAAAACAGAAAACCAATATCATATAAGATTACTAAACCACAAGTGAAAACTGCGTTGGAATTGTTGAAGAAAAACGAACAACTTACTATGAATGAATTAGCATTTGATATGAAACAAAAATATCCAACATTTAATATTACACCTCAACATTTAGGACATGTTATTAGAGATAATAACCAAACAAGAAAAAGAACAAGACACGAACATTTCCCAAAAGAAAGATATAAGAAACCTATTGATAAACAAACTGAAATGAATTCCTTTTATCAAAAAATAAAAAATTATCCATTAAACAAAATTATTTGTTTAGATGAAACAAGTGTAGGTTCTGCGTTGCATCCTACTTATAGTCGTTGTTATTTGGGAAGAAGATGTAGAATAAAAACCAGTAATCAATTTGTATTTCGTAAATTTACATTATTAGTAGCAATAAGTAATTCAAAAATAGTAGGAAAGGAAATGTATGAAAAAGGCGGTATGACTGCTGAAAGATTTTTGGAATTTTTACAAAAACATATTTTTCCAAATTATAAAGGGTATTTGATAGTATTGGATAATGCGAAAAGTCATAATAACGAATTGATTAAAAATGCGATTACAAAAAGTGGTAATGAATATTTATTTGCGATACCTTATACACCTAAAACAAACAATCCAATAGAGGCATACTTTAATCAAATCAAACCCTATATGAAAAAGAATAGAAATGTTGAAAATTACGAACAATTAGAAAAGAATGTAGAAAATGCTATTGAAAAAGTAAAACCTGAAAATTATAAAAATTATTTTCAACACGCATACGGAATGAATGAAAAAATAGAATTGATAAGGAAACCATCTACAAGAAAAAGGAAATTAAAAATTTATAAATAATATACTTAAAATTTATTTGTGTATTTTAAGTATATTTACGATGCCTATGCGATTGAAAAGTGATTTATATAAAAAAGAACAGGAACATGTTATAGAAAAAATTATATCCATATTAGATTTAACCAATAAAAATACATATACACTTTATGAATTAGATAAGAATGAGGAAATACAAAATAAAATCATGGAATTAATACCTGAAATAAGAAAATGGTTTTCATTTAATGGATTAAAGGCAGTTGGAGAACCAAGTAAAATTAAAAGACCTTGGTTATCAATCATTAAACAATTAACCAAGACAAAATATAATATTGAAAGTAAAGATTTTCAATTTACAGAAAACGGAAAATATATTAGAACACACATTTATACATTTAATAATCTATAACTTCATCTTCATTCATTTCTAAAAATATATCAATATTCTTTTCAAGGTATATATTCAAATTATTAATAAATAATTCCTTATCATTTACTTTAACCAATACGCTCTCTATTTTAATTTTATCATTTCCACATATTTCTAATTCTTTACTAATATCGTAAAAGTAATCTGATATATATTGAGGCAGTTTTTCATATTTATTTAATTCTTCCATAGTATAATTTATACTATTTTTATTTTTTGGTTTATTTTTATAACAATATTTATAAAATTTGTATATTAGTTCATGATATTCGGTATATGTTGTTAGTAAATATTTTTGTATAGATTGTTTCATTAATATATCATTTTTATCTATATTTAATTCATAAAATATTGGTTCTACTGAATCTAATGTTAAAATGCAAGTAAATATTTTTTTATTATTATATCTTTTATAATTATTTTCATAATCAGGGGTGCAGTTTAATATCATAAAATTATTTAATATTGACTCACACATTATATTATTAAAATTTAATTCGTTAAATTGTGGTTTTATTATAAAATAAATTACATGATTGGTAGAATGTCCTATTATAGTATATTCATTCATAATTATAAAATTTTTATTCTTTTTACCAAAAGATATTTTATGAAATATATTATATTTCATATTTTCAATTTGTAATTTTTCAGTTATATATTTTTTATAATTATAGTATGTTGCGTTAATATGTTCTACATTACTATAATGATTTTTTATACTTTTTCTTATTTCATCATATGAATTATTATTATTATTACATTCATTAAAACAATTATGACAAATACATTTATTTTTTTCGGTGTGTTCTTTATCTATTTCATTAGAGCATGTATCATAACAATACATAATAGAATAAATATCCATTATTGATATATCAGAATACGACCCATTATCAATTAATCTAATCATGAATAATAATACAACACATTCCAAAGGACATAAAGGAGGTAATTTATTAATTTTAATATATTCTATTATTTTATTTTGAATATTCGTCATAATATCTTTGAGAATATTTGTATATTTATAATATTTTGTGTTCTCATTTGTATCAAACAACAACAAAGGTATTTCACTATTATTTAATCTTTTTTTATTATTATCATCTATTTCTCTTAATTTTTTATTATAATTCGTATATTTATAATATGAAATAGTTTTGTTAGATAAATTTTTCAAAATAGTAATAAACTGGTCTTTATATTCCTGACTTTCTATTACTTCATTTTCTATAATATTCAACATAAGATTATATATCAATACACCATAACGAACTATATGATGTCCCCAATCTATTATAGATTTTTTATCTTCAATATTAGGCAATAACTTTTTATAATTATTTGGTTCTATAATAGTATCGTTTATTTCAGCAAATATGTCATCATTATTATTTACATAATTTTGAACTTTTGAGAATTTATTATGACACTTTATACATTCTAATCTTGGTTGTATTTCTTCGTCTTCTTCAATACCTAATTTTGTAAATCTATTACATATATCATCGTTATTTTTTTCAATCCCAATATAAATTGATTTCTTTTGTCTTGTTATTGCTACATGTAATAAGGAGTCATAAACTAAATTGCATTTTTTTTTACTAAAAATTGTAAGGGTTTCTTCTGTAATCCCTAATACAAACACAACTTCACAACCATTACCTTTTGACGCATGTATAGACAATATTCTTGATGCATTTTCAGATTCTTTCAAATTTATTGATTTACCTTCATCTGATTTATGTAAATAAATATATTTATAAAATTTATTATCGTTAATTTTATCCTTCCAAAAATCATTTAATTTCAATACTTCTTGATAATTAATATCATTAAATTTATTTATCCAAAAATTTTGGATTCTTGTTTCCAACATCGTTGCGAATATATTTTTTGATAAAATTGGAAATATAATCATAAAATTATTTGGTAGATAATTATATTTATCTATCTCTTTATCCATAAAGAATATTATTTTTTCAACAACCCTATCTATTTTAGGATAATCAAATTCACTCGCATATATTTTAGGAACTTCAAAAATATTATAAGGAATAGTGTTATTTTCATGTTTATATTTACAATAACCATCACATATTTCAGTAATTGGCGGTAATCCGTATTTTTCAAAAGGGATAACATCATTTACAAAATTAATAAAATGTTTATTATGAAAACGCATAACTTTATTTATACCATTACTTCTTTCAATATGAGAATCTAAAT